TGATGTTTCATCTTGGAAAGTTATATCAATATGAATTTCTTCATCAATCATAAAGGCGGGAAGCTGATTAGTTGAAAGAAATGGGAAAAGGTCATCAAGATAAACAGAATAAACTGGGGCTTCCGAAATAGTTTCAGCGGAGGTCGCATCATGTAGCTGGAATGGTTGTAATTTGAAACTTTGAGCTCCAACACCACCACCAGCGGCGGTCGCATTTAAACCAAGGTCTAAACCGTACTTGGCGGCGGAGAATGGGTCATCAGCCGTTCCCACTTCATAAACGGGCGAATGATTAATAACTCTTTGACTTAAATATTGTTCTCTTTCTTTGTTATTTTCATTTGTGATAAACTGGGATTGATAAGCGTGGAAAGTTCCATAATCTTCAACAGCACAAATAGTCTTGTTTCCAACTAATAGTTCAGCTGATTTAATTAATTGAGATACTCCAATATTTAAAGGATAGAAAGCGGAGGCGTTTGTCTTGGGAACAACAGATAAAGTTATTTTACTTTTTGAATGTAAGAATCCAGCGACTCTTGACAAAGTGAATCTCACGCGACGCTGGGTGATTGTGGCTGGGTCAATAATATCAGTTGTGAGAGTCTGTCCAAATTCAGAGGGAATCGCACCAATTTTAACAAGGTCGGGAATTGCATCAGAGGAAATATTACTCATTTTATATTTATAATATATAAAATAAATTTTAAAAATAAAAATATAAAAAATTAAAATTAATAGAAAAAAATATTTACATGATAATTTGAACACCCGAAGTTGATGACCAAGCGACAGCGACCTTTGACTTAATGAAAAGATAAGCGGAGACAGCGTTTCCATCATCAAGTTCATTTGTCATCTGAATGGAAAACTGGGCTTGACTGAAATCAACACCTTCCGAGTCTAACATGTCATAAAGAACACCTACACCATAAACCGCACCAGTATCGGGAATGAACCTATAACCATTAGTGGCGTTTGCAGAAACAACGAAATTTCTGTTTGTATTTTCTGGCCCAGCGGAAGTTCTGTGATGGTCTTTTTCTGGAATAATGGATGATAAGAAACCCTTAATAACTTGTGAATCAACAACGGGAGTTTCATTATTAGATGAACGTACAGAAGAAACTTCAAAATTTTCTGGGAATCTTTCACCATTACGGAGGAAAGAAATGGTTTGAAGATTGGCGAGAGCTCCACCAGCGGTCGCGTCAGCTGAATCAATCTTCTTTGAAGGCATGTAAGTCAAATAACCGTCTTGACCTAAATTATTCACAAATGAAGATGGAACAAAATTGACAAACGCTCCAAGAACCTTTGATAAACCTAAATTATAATTAATAATGGAATTTGTTGATTCTAATGTGTTGAAATAAGAAGTGATAGAATTGAAGGCAAAAACACCAGTATCGGGAGAAGAATCACCTTCCATAACTTCACATGTTAAATCAATATTAGATAATTCATAAAAAGCGTTCTGAATATCAGTCAAGGTCGCGTCAGAAGAATAGAAGAATTGAGTGTCGGGAGCGAGATGAATTTCAATTTCAAGGGGTAATTTTGAAAGTGGGAGTTTCTGACCACCAAGAGTTAAACCAGCTGGGAGTGGAATAGAAAATTCCGAATGACCCGTGTTTCTAACTACACAATCACGGAAGGTTCTATAATTGGGCATGATAAGAGCGTTTTCAGATAAATGACCAGCGACATCTTGCATCCCAGCCATAACGGGCATATAAGAAGACATGAATCTTCCATAATGTCTTATGTGTTCAATAACTTGTTTTGTTTCAGCGTGGCGGAAAACTATCTGTTCAATCGCCGAATAAATTCCAAGCTTGTGAGAAGCTCGGAGTCGTCCAGCTTGGGCGGCGGTGGCGGTTGGATGAAGAGTTCCCGCCGCATCTCTCCAAATATTCAAATGACCATTAAGACGGATAGAACTTAAATCAAGTACAGCGTCTTGACGACCAATTGTTATTGAAAGAATCGGGTTTCCCCTCGCAAAACTAACTTTTCCAGAAGCGGGAACATTATTCGGATTTAAAGTCAAATATTTACTCATTTTATATTATACAAATATAAAATAATTTAAATAAAAAATTTTTAAAAAATTAATAGAAAAAATTAAAATTCATTTACATTTGAACCACAACTGAATCTCCCTTGATACTGATTCGGCGGATGTGATACATGAAAGCCATGAACAGTTTGTTGTGTTGAGGTGGTTCATCAACACCAGCGGCGGTTGATTCATTATATAGAAGTTGAAGTTGAAGAGTCTTGTTATTTATGTTGGCTACTCCATCATTCAGAGCGAAAGCCCGACCGATCACGAAATTTCTATTGTAATCACAGAAAGATCGGGGGATTATTGAAGCTTGGTTGAGAGCTTGTTCGGTCTGCATGAGAGGTTGAGCTGAAATAGATTTTCCACCATTTATTTTTCCAACTTCAACTGGTCTTGATGGAACAAGTTTATCATCCACAACAAACTGATAAGAACTCAATTTATCAATAATTCCAACTTGACCAGAACGACAAGAATGGAGAAGAGTATCTGTGGAAAGTGATTCTTCATTATAGGTCGCACCAAGACCACCAATCAATTGAGCGGAGTTATAAACACTCGCATCTGTGGGAACAACTATGGCGGATTTTACTCTTGTTAAACCAGCTTCTAAATTGAGGGTGGCGTTTCTATTGGAAGACAATAGAGAAGATTTAATGTTGGTGGCGGTTAGAATATCAAGTTCAATTGAACCACCGTCTTTCATCTTGGACATCATTCCCGCTTCATATCTCGGGTCAAGTTCTACTTGTTGAATAACAAGTTCAAGATTGGAACAAGTTAATTTACATGGATAAGCTGTTGTGGGGGCGAGAATCTGTGTGGATTTATCATCAAACTGAACTCTCTTTGTATCCATAGCGGCGGAATAAACAATAAAATTATTTGAAGTTATATCTGTTCCATCACCAGTCGCAGAAGAATTTCTAACATTTTCAGCGAAGGTCAATTTAACATATCCACCCTCAACAGAAATATTTGAAATAACTGGATAATATGCAGTTCCATCCGATTTTGTTAGATTGGCTTGTCCATTTGGATTTCCAACTTGACATATCCCAACGGCTTCTCCCCGAACAAATGGACAATTTTCAACAGATACAACATTATTTTGTTTTCCAAGGAAAATTTCGGTTCTATCTGTCGCCCCAGTCGCGAAAGTTGAGCCTCCCGAGTTTATCCCGTGGAAAAAAGCGTTCTGTTTCATTCGGCGATGGCGATTAACAGAATCCAATTGTTTTATGCATCTCGCTGGGTCTTCCATATCCACCTCCACATATAGGCCTTGGGTCATCATAACGGGAAAGATTTTATCAGAATCAGAAAAAATTCCGCTATGAATTGGAAGAGATAGTTTGGCGGTTAAGAAATCATCATCTCCAAAATCAGCTGTTCCAGCGGTTAGTTTAGGTTTAAAATATGGGTTAGTTGATAAATCAACAAGATTAGATTCACTTGTTCCTTCTGTTCCGCGATTCTTAATAGTTGGAACAAGAGAACCTTCTTTCAAGGCTCTCATCTTTCTTAAACTTTCATCTTGATTATAAGAATATTGAACTTGAACCTTGCAATTGTAATCAGAAATTTCTTCTAAAAGTACAGCCCGAGTTCCAGAATAAACTCTTATATTTTTCACTAAACTCTGACCTCCGATAAAAGGGTCTAATGAAAGGCGGGTGGGATTCTGTCCATTTAGAGAAATCTTAACATCCATTTGAAGATAAGAATTTTTACCATCCATGAATTTGACAGAAGGGGGAATTTCAAAATCAACCCTTCTTCCACCACTCCCAGCTGTCATTTCATAAGATTGACCATTTGTGGAAGGGATAGAAACTTTTGTCTGTGAAACCTTAATTTTTTCATCATTTCTCCAATAAGAACTCATTTTATATTTATATAATATAAAATAAAATATGAAAATAAAATTAAAAAAAAATATCTTAAAAAATTTAAAAAAAAACAAAAAAAATTAATTTGTTCTCGCTGTCGCGGTTTCAACACTTTGAGCGGATACAGCTGATTGTTTTTGTTCTTCAACATCTTGTTCTTGTGATTTTTCTGTTTCATCCCCAGCTCTCACATCTCCATAAGTTTCAAGGGCGGTTGAACCAAGAGACAATCCAGCTCCAAGAGCTTCTAATCCAATTCCCAGCGGCCCCGCCCATCCAGTTGCAAGTCCAAGAACTTCTAATCCGCCACCAACAATATTTCCAACATTCCCAACTTGTTGTTCCCAGTTTGAACCAATATTCCCTCTCTTAATATCTTTATAAATATCTAATCCAGAACCAATTCCCGCCGCCGCACCTCTCGCAAATGTTCCAAGAGCTTCTTTCGCCCCAGTTTTTACAATATCAGCGGAGGTTGAAATTCCCTTTCCAACATCTTCTCCCGCTGTCTCCGCCGCCGCCCTTTCAGCTTCCGCCCCAGTCGCACCAGTTTCATCAGCGACATCCGCCGTTGTTTGTTCAATAGATTCATCTGCAAGTGATTGAGCGACACTTCCTTCGGTTGGAACACCAACACCTATTAAACCACTTCCTTCAAGGGTCGCTTCTGAACCAGCACCTTCGGCGAATCTTGCAACATCAAGTTCATCTTCACCAGCTCCAAGAGCTTGTCCCGCCCTTCTAACATCTTCCGCACTTCTTATATCTCTTACACCTTCAACACCTTCAATTCCACCTCTCGCAAATCTTTCTGGCCCAGAAACGGGAAGAAATTTTCCCGCCGCTTGATAGCCTCTTTTTCCAAGATTTCCAACAGCCTTTTGAACTTCTGGATTAGAAACAAATGAAGTTAAGGCTTGTCCCCCTTGATACATGTTAATCGCTTGTTGTTCCAATTGAGTCTGGTCATTTTCATCTTTAACATTATCTAATTTCTCCGCCAAGTCAGAGTTAATACTTTCAACACCAAGATTCGCGTTTCTTACTTGGGCTGATAGTGAGTTCGCTTGTCCAATACTGGCTCCGCTTCCATACAAATCCATTTTATATTTATATAATATAATTTAATTTTTTATTTATTTATAATTTTTTTTTTATTCTTCTGATTCTTGATTTGTTAATTCTTTTTCAAAATTATGAAACATTCTTGGAGGGTTGGTCAATTTCATGTAAGCGAAATCATATTTTTTCGGAGTCGCTTCTTTGTACAGTTTCAACCAATTTTTTTTTCCCTTGAATTGGTCTCCAAATTCGTCCGCCACAGCTTCAAGGTCTTTCATATTAGGGAACGGACTTCCAACAATTAAATCTGTTATATTCACGCGGAGAATCGGGTCAAGAGCCCCTTTGAATTTCTGACTGGAAATCATTAAAAGTTTTATGTTGTAGTGGCGACTACGTGTAGCCAACATAGAGAGTTCTTTATCCATGAGTCCAACCGAATCATCTATAAAAATTGCAATCTCGGGAGCGTCATCTCCAAGAGATAATTGTGTATCTAAAATCCCTTTAATAATATCTGGATGATAATTATCAAAAGTAGTAAATTTTTTTTTCATGAATCTGGATGTTTTATCAACATTTATAGTTGGTGAAATTATATAAACTTCATCAAAAGAAGTTCCATTTGGAGATTTCGGGTCTCCGAAGAACTGTTCAGAAAGAAAAATATTGGTCGCAATCGTACTTTTTCCCGTATTTCTTGGACTTAATAAAACCACAACTGAACCTTTCCCTTTGACTCCCAAACCTATGTCTGGGAGATTTTCATGAAATTTTTTTCCAGAGCCTTCATTAACATCTTTAACGGGAAGAATTTTAGGTGTTTCCATTTATTATATAATATATATATTTATTTTATAATATATGAAATATTTTAATTTTAGGGATTATCCTCAAATGATAGTTCTGGTTCTGGTTCTGGTTCTGATTCTTCTTTTGGTTTTTTTTCTTCTTCTTCATTATGTTGAAATGGTTTTATTTCTTTCAAGCCATTACAAATCAAAGGTTTTCTCACATTTGGATAATCATCTTCAAACTTCTTATTAAATAATTGAATAATATCAAGGTCTATATTTGGAGATGATTCCAATAAATTGTCATATTCAGACCGACAAACTTTTAAGAAATCCCGACACGGTTTTCTTTTTTTATCATGAAGAGATAATTCAATTTCTATTGACCGACCTAATTTTGACCAAGCCAAAGCTGATATTCTATGACCTTCATAAATTTCTGAATATCTTAAAAATGATAATAATGTTCCAAGTATTCCACAGAAGATATTTAATGAACCAACACCAGCGGAAAAACCTTGTTTGAAATCTTGGGGAACATAACTATCAGTCGCGAAGTTTGCAGTTCCCGTTAATGTTGATAAAACAATAATAGGGATTTGAAGATGATGATATTTTCTTTTATATTTTCTTTGACTAAAATTATGAAGATAAGCGAAACACATGGAAATTTCGCCCCATTCTGAAAGAAGGTCTTCTATCTCGGGAGACCAATCTTCAATATTATCTGGAAATGGTCTCGGAGTTTTCAATTCATTCATTTTATAATAATATATAAATTTTATTTTTTGAATTTTGAAAAAATATATTTATTTAAAATATAGATGGCGGATGAGAATCCATTTCAAGTCAAACCGATAGTTGATGTGAAAAATACTTTACACTCTATAAACTCATTATTAACTGAAATGAAAGTTGATGTCATTTGTATCAAATCAGAAATAAAACAAATAAAAGAAATTATTGAAGAAAAAGAAAAAGAATATAAACATAAAGAAAATATCAAAAGTGGTTGGTTCTTATATTAAAATTTTTTTATTGTTATTTATTATAAATGACTGATTTTCCGAATATTTCTGTTCTATGTCCAACATATAACAGACCTCATTTTCTCCCTTTACTTATTAGAAACATGAAAGCCCAAGATTATCCACATAAAAATCTTGAACTTGTTATTGATGATGATGGAGATATTCCATTTATTCATTCTGATTCTTGGGATGAAGTTGTACAAGCTTTAAAACCTATTAAATTGAAATTGTTAAGATATAAAAGAAGAAGAACTATTGGAGAAAAAAGAAATAACTTGGTTAAAAATTCTTCAAATAAAATTGTTGCATTTATGGATGATGATGACATTTACATGAAAACGTATTTGACACATTCTTTTGAAACTCTTATGAAAAAAAATATGGGATGTGTTGGTTGTAATAAAATGATATTTTTATATTCTCCATATACTAATGATGATTTTTATTTTTTAACTTGTGGGGATAATAAGATTCAGATTCATGAATGTAATATGATGATGACAAAAAAATGGTTCAATTCAACAAATAAATTCGCGAAAGCCAGTAGAGCGGAGGGTGGTCATTTATTCTCTAATTGTAATTTGAAGAAGGTTGAATTAACAGAACCTCATTTAACTATGATTCAATTATGTCATAATGATAATACAATAAATAAAGAACAGTTCAAAGAGAATAAATTAGAAGATTTTAAAGTTAATGAAGAATTTTCTGAATTTATTAGAAATATAATGAATCTCTCAAAAGTGTCTGGGATAAAACCTCAAAAAAAAACAATATAAAAGGTATGTTGTTTATATCGTTCTAAAATTGAATTCTATCCCAGACACTTTTAGAATTTTGAAATAAATAACAAATATTTTAAGAAATAAATTTCCAAAATGAAATATAATAAATAATAAAAAAAAATAATAATTATCAGAAAAATATTTTATATATTTATAATAAATATAATGAGTTTTATTCCAGAAGTTAAAGTTGATTTTATTCCAAGTGAAGATGAAGATGAAATTGCAGAAAATAAACCACATGAAGAAGGAACTTATGAAGAAGCTGAAAAATTAAAAGTTGATACAGAATCAGATGAAGAGATTGTTGAAGAACTCAAAGAAGTTATATTTGAAAAAAAACAAAAACCAAAGAAAGAACCAAAATTAAATAAAAATGGAACTGAAAGAAAAAAGAGACCTCCCATGAGTGAAGAACATAAAAAGAAATTACAGATGGCGAGGGAGAAGGCTATGGCGGTTCGGAAAGCCAAAGCGGAAGAAAAAAAGAAAGAGAAACAATTGGAGAAAGAAGAAAAAGAATTATTGAAAAAACAAAAGGTTAAGAGAGTCCAAAAATTAAAACAAGAAGTTGAAGAAGATGAACCTCCCAAACTAGAAAAAACAATTGAACCAAAATATCCAGTTTCAACAATTACAAAAAAAGATTTAGAAGATGCACAATTAGAAGCTATTGTCAAATATGAAAAATTAAGAAAACAAAGAAAACTTGAAAAACAAGAAAGACTTAAAAAAGAAAAAGAAGAACAGAATATAAGGGAAAAATTAATGAGAGCGGTGAATCCCCCAAAAGAACACAATCCATTCGCGGGTTGTTATTAAGTTAATTTAAATTTTTTTTTATATTTCTTTATATTAGTATTTAATGAAGTTGAATCACCCCATAACAAGTAATAAGACAAATAACCCGCTGACATGTAATTTCCCTTCGCTAAATCTTTTTTATGACGTGTTCTGTATTTATTCCGCCGTTCTTTGTCTTTATGGATTGTATAGTCTGAATATCTGTCGTCTCCGAATTGTGTCGTTTTTATTTTCTTCCCTTTATCATCGTAAAAAATAGCCTTTAATTTTTTATTTTTCGCCGTTCCCTTTTCAATAGTCATTTTCATATTTATTTAATATATGAAAATATAAAAAATCATGTTATAAAATTATTTTAAAGATTGAAATCCATTCTCATCGATATGAACTTCATAATCACTTTCAGATGTGGCTGAACCTTCATCATCAGAATATTTTTCTTTCTTTGTATATTTTGGAGGTTTATAATCTTCATCAATCTTAATATGTTCTTTGAATTCTTGAATTAAATCTGGTCTTCCATGCATAGCTAAAATTGAAACAATTTCTTCACAACTAATTTTGTCCATTTATAATATATATATTAGAAAAAAATTTAAGATAAAAACACATCTTCAAAATCTTGAACTTGTACATTATCGGCTGACATTATTTTTTCACATTTAGTTAAGAATTCATCAACACTCCATTTTTTTGAAAATTTGTCAGATATTAAATCAATCCACCATTCATAATCACCTTCATGACCTTCCCAACACGGAACTTTCCAATCTTTTGATTTAACACACTCTTCAATTTTTTTTTGTTCCTCATCTGTGAAATTCATCATTTATATTATACAAATATAAATTATTTTTATTTAATTTATTTTTTTTTCTTTTTTTCATCTTTATTATTTTCCATAATTTCTTCAATTATACTTTGGGGAGTTTTTCTTATTTTTTGAATCTTATAAATTATAGCTGACCTTTCATCTATATTCGCATATTCTCCATCTGAATCATGAATGGATGTTGTAATATCAGAAATAACAGAAGGTTTTGTGATTGTAAAAATTAAATTACTTGGATTTCCCATAAAATAATCATTCGCCGCTGAATATTTATCAACAACAGAAATTATTGGAAGTTGAGCCCCAGTTGGGTTTCCACCCAAAGCTGTGAATCCCTCCAATAATGAACTTCTCACTTCATAATAAGGTTTGAGGACAGCCTTTTGAATATTTGTGGCGATAATTGCATTAGATTGAGTTTTGATAGAAATTTCTGGAAAATGAGCGACTGGACTTCCAACAGCTCCCTTTGGTCTGAATGCATAATGATTCACCGCATCATCTCCGCTCCCTTCTACATAACTTAAATAAGTTTCAAAAGTTATAACATTATTGGGAAATGGAACGCTTGTATAATACATGTTCGCATTATAAATATTTCCAACATAAATTTTTGAATCAGTTGAAACAATTTCAGCGTTGGTTGTTGGTCTATATAATAAATTATTATTATCATTATCAACTCTTTTTGTCAAAACATTTTTAGAAGACGGTTCAGCGACAACTTCTTCATAAGAAAAACCAAGAATGTCCCATAAATTATTATTCCAATTTTCTCTTGATAAACCCCAATTGTCAATATAGATTCCACCATGAGAATCAAAAATTTCATAAGGTTCAATATTATCATTATGTTTTTCAATATTATTTTTATTTAATCCCGCGTTTGTATTATTTCCTTGAACATTATCAGCTGATTTTGGAATTGTTCCCAATACATAATCTTGATTAAATCTTGTATATGGTTTAAATGTTGGAGAATATCCAAATTGAGGTGGTCTTGGATTTATCTTATAAACAGAATCACCCGCATCAGAATTAATTTCTGGTGGGACTAAATTATTGAATGTTCCAAGAGCCACAAGTGATTCATTATTTAAAGAAGTTAATTTTGAACCAGCCATAAATCTGTTTCCAATATTATTTCCAGTATGTAATCTTCTTATTTCAAATCTGTTTGATGTTCCATTATAATCAAAGGCGGGATTATTCGCTCCAATATAAGTCATGGTTTTATAAGGTGTTAAATCAATTCCAGCTGTGTTTGAATTTTTATTAGCCAGAATTGGAGTTGTGAAAGATTGTTCTGGATTTGCATCTTGACCAGATGAATTTTTAATTCTGTTTTGAGCTCCAATATCCGATTGACTGTATCCCGAAAATGGAGTGATAATGGCGGTTGTGTAAGCGGTTGAATGAAGGTCATATCCAATTCTTCTATTTCTTTCAATTATTTTAAAATCAGAAACACCATTATTAAATGGTGTTGTAAATAATGAAGGGGGCATTCCACCAATTTTATTTATTTCAAGTTTTATATAATATTTTCTAACAATTGGAGATGTTGGAGTCGCTCTTGTGTCAATTCTCTCTGGTCGTGCAAATCCCATCATTAATCCATCATTTAAAAATTCATAATCTTCCCCCTCAATAAATTCATTTTCAGTTGATTCATCATATTCAAAAACAATTATTCCAGATGATTTATTAACATCTTGAACACCAGATTCTTCTTTAAAATTATCTTCACCAAGCTGACTTTGAAATGGAATCCCCGCATTATCAGTTTGACTTGTATATTTATTGATGTGAAAAAATCTTGAATTATTGATTGTGGGATAAGCTTCAACATTTACATTATTTAAATCAATCGCATCATCAGAATAATCAACAGAATTTTTAAAAGAATCCCAAATTTCTGGATATAATTTTTGTGTGTCCAAAAATTTCTTAATTCTTTTTAAATTTTCATGTGTATATTCAACATTAAGAACAACTGGATAAGTTTCATCTGTTTCATAATATCTCGTGGGAGGGTCTGTATTTGGTAATAAATATAATGTTTGAAGACCTTTAAAATAATCACCCATGAACCATTCGCTAATTTGTTCAGCAAGATTATTATAAACAGCAAAGGCGGAAACAACTAATTGTTCCATCATGAGCAAACCCGCTTCATAAATTTCGGGTCTTTTAATTCCAATATAACCAAATGAATTTATATAATCCAATTTATCTTGTGTGAGTTGGGCTGGTGTTCCAATAGTTCCAGAAACAAAATCCGCATGAGTAGTTGAATTAAATTCAAATAAATTTTGACAATTTATTGGTTTATATGTTGTTGATTCAATTAATTTTGTGATTGTTCTATCAAAACCCGCTCCATCTTTTATCTGAAAATTGATAGGTTTTTTTGTTTGTGTTAATTGTTGAGTTAATGATTGAGCGACAGAGGCGGGAGTGTTAAAACCTTTATTAACTTCCAAATCAATTCTTTCTCTGACTCTCAAATATCTTCTTTCAGAAAATATTCCATTCACAGAATTTTGTGGAAACATTCTGACAACTTGGGCATTTTCAAAAACTAAATCAGTTGAATAAATGATTTCATCAAAAATAAATAATGTGAATCTTGTATTATCGCATCTTTGTTTATAGTACAAATTCCCACCAGAATCTCTTTGTTGAGTCCAATCGTTATCAATAAAAATATCTGGATTAACTGAATGTTTGCACATTCCATCGGTGGTTGAATCCGCTCTTGTGTAATGATTAGATGTGTCTAGATTCACATTTGTTCTTGTGTAATCACCTTGACTAAATCTTCTCGGATGTTGAATATAATTTGGATATTCATTTGAAGTTATATAATATCCAATAATTAATGGAGCTAAATTATCCCGTAAATCAACAACTTCATTTGTTTTAACTGTTGTTAATTTTTTTCTGTAATATCCCAAGCGGTAATTCTTATCAAATGTGGTTGATTTTTTATAAAAATATTCACTCTTAACAATATCAGTATAAGGTGGAACAATATTAGAACCTCGGACTTCCCCTTTGAATTCTATTGTGTCCGCCTTTCCCGCTCCGACTTCTGATATGAAAGCCCGTTCAACAGATACTTTATCACCAACATCCAATCTTATCGTTTGTTGAAGAGGGTTAGTGAATACAGCTGGATTATCATTATTTCCACTTCTGGATTCAACTGAACTTGACCTATTGCAGTTTATAATTTTTATGTCAGAATATTCGCTCATATTTATATTATGAGAATATAAAAAAAACAGATTAAAAAAACATATTTAATTATTGGATTATATTTTTATCTTTTAGAAGATTATATTTATCTTCATGTTTATCAATAAACTTATCAACATTATCTCTCTTCTTGTAATAGTTGAATAAATTCTTCGCTGAAATTAAATCTTTATTTTGTTTATAATTTTCAATTTTTTTATCCCTATTTTTTTCATAATGAGCCTTCGCCCTCGCTCTATTTTTCATTTTAAATTCGTCTTTATTTTTTGAGGTTTCATGATAATATTTGTTCTCTCTCATTCTCTTCTTTTTGTAAGATTCAAGAATTTTTTGAATTTGTTCATCGGTTAATTCCATTTCTTTTATTTATATATATTATATAGATTTTTTTTAAATCATTTTAAACTAATTTTTTCCGAATATGAAAACAAACAATTGTTTTTCCAGAAAGAGCTGTGCAGAATGTTTCATTATCATAAACAATATCAACATCAAAAGAATTCACATAAATTTCTTCTGTGTTGTTTAAATCAATATAAGTTTTTTCATGGGGTTCAAAGTACAAAGCACCAGTATCATTTCCACTATTATCAAATCTGGGAAGATGACCAACTATTTTTGAAATTGAACCTTGTCTCGCGTTTAGAGAATTTTGTGTGAAATTGTTTAATCTTACAAACAGCGAAGCTCCACTTGATAATGTTGGAACAAGTTCCGATTCAATAGTTATTGGATGAACTCCACTTGCAGAAGACGGAACAGAAACGGGTCTTCCAGTAAATCCAAGAATCTGTTGAGAATTACATGGAGCGGTTATAATATCTCCATATTGTTGAGATTTAGCTGTGATTAATGTGTTTATATAACCATCCATGAATCCAGACGCATTCACATTTTTCGGAGCGAGAATAGTAGCTGAACTTCTATTTGAAAACGCTCTTAAATCAACATCAATAGCTTGTGGAACTTGACCTTCATTTTCAACATATCCAAACCAATCATAAGTGTCATATCTATTATCAGAATAACTTGGATAAGATGTATAATGAACAATTGAATCAACTGTTAAAGTTTTTTGATTCCCTCGGGGAATAGCATGAAGAGTTGGATATAAAGCCCATTTCGCACAGTTCATCGGATTTATAAATTGATTCTTTGTCGCGGCTGGTTTAGCTGCACTTCCATTAACAGTTGAACGCATAGTTGTGTAATCACAAAGTAATGTTTCTCCGCCATCACTAGCTATCATAAAAATTTTCATTTCTTCACCATCAAGCTGAAATTTAACTTTTGTATAAACTGAACCATTTGTTCTTATATTATATTGAGTGGCGAAATTGGGATTATGAGCTCCATAATATACAACCTCCGACATGGTGAATTCTTCTCCAAAACCAGTTGATTGATAAACGTATAAATTAGCTCCCGCCCGAGCGATACAAATATCAAAGAAAGCTCCAATTTCTCCCGTGCAACCTCTTCTGAAATGTGTTGAATTTTGAGCGACTCTTGAATTATAATAAGAGGGAGTAAAATATGAAACTCCACCAATTTCTTTTTGATTACAAACTCTTGATAAACCAACTATGAATGGAGATTGTTGTGTATCGGAAGCGTTCGCTCCCGAGAAATCAATAACACATGTTCCATTATTTTGAGAGATTGGATATTCTCTATTTTGAACATAGAAACCGTTGTTTGTGTCAGCGGTGGAAACAACTGAACCAGCGTTGGCGGCGAATTGACCAGTTTGACCTTCACTTAAATCTGTGAAACCGTCATCAATAGTCGCTCCCGTTCTAGTTGTGTTGGCGGTGGCTTGGGTGAAAGTCCATTTATAACCTTTGAATGTGTTGGATTCAAATAGAGGTTGAACATTAATAGAAGCGGATAATGGATTATCACCTTTAACAAGATTAGGGTGGAAAGCGATTTCTGCAATTGATTTCTCTAAATCATCAGCGAAATCTTCTGTATTTCTTGAAGTTCTTTTTCCATCTCTGAAAGCTTGACCAGTTCCAGCTAAACCAAAGAAAGGTTGATAAGGTGTGTCTTGAATTGTTTGACCATCCGCTATTGGAACACCATAAAAATGACAATAACCCGAGTTTGTTCTATCAACAACCATCAAAGAATTCTTATTTATTTTGGCGGATTGAAGGGCGATTTCACTATTAGCTGGAATTTTGTAAGTATTATTCAAATGATTCTGATATGAGAAAGGTTTGAATACATTTGAAGATTCCACATCATCTTGTCCGATATTAGAAGTAATCACTAAACTCATTTTATATTTATATAATATAAAAAATATTTATAAAACTTTTTTAAAATAAAAATATATTTTAAATAATATATGATGAAAAAATCTAAAAAAAAAGTTGTAAATGTTAAACCAATTCAGAATCATGACAAGATTCAGATTGATATTCCAAAAACATTTGAGAAAGATAAACAAGTAAAACCCCAAGATGTTTTTGAAGGTTATAAAAAAAATAAAAGTACAAATATTAAAAAAAAATATTAATTAAAAATCATCAATAATTTCATAATCATCATCTTCATCTTCATAAACATAATCATAAGATTGCAGTTCATTCCATTTTTCTCTGGCTTCTTTTAGTGTTGGTGGAATCCAAAAAATTCTTCTATTTCCATTTATTTGAATCTTTTTTTCTTGATATAAATCTCCAAGACAATTATTTCTTAAATCATCAAAGAACCTATTGTTTTGAAATTTTCTTGTGTCGCTATTGTAATGAGAATAACTATCATAAATCCAATCTTTAAAATAAATTGTTTTCTTTTCATCTTCACCTTTCTTTTTAATTTTAGTTCCAGATTTTCTTGGGTCTTCATAACTGTCATCTTCATTCCATAATTTTCCCCATTCCACAAAAGAACCTTGATAATTGAAACCACCTTCTTGAATAACTTCATTCCACCATGAAAGAACTGAATTCCAATTTCTTTCAACTTGTTTTTGAAGAAGATTTGTCTTCTTAAATATTCTTGCATTAAATTCAGAAATATCTCTGTTATACAAAACCTTGGCGAATGATTCAATTGGAATATCAAGAATTTTCTTAACATAATCTTCTTTTTCTTTTGACATTCTTCCAGATAGAAAGTTATTTAATTCTAAACAATAAACACGTCGGGAATCTTGATTCACACCACAGAACCAATCATTATTGGTTGTGATAATGTAATTTGCATAATCATCAATAACATAATTTTCTTTATTCTTTTTATTGATTGTTTGTCTTCTTTCTGTGATTTTATTTTTAACAATCCCTTCAAGTTGTTTATCTCCACCCCAGAAGGCTTCATCAAGATTCACAAGAATCTTCCCTTCAAGTTGTCCATTAAAATCTCCAAATAAAAATTTCGCGTTAGAATTTTGACAGTAATGGTCATCACCAATAATTCTTCCAATAATATCTAAAATAATTCCCTTTCCACCACCTTCTTTTGATTGTAAAGCCAGAAGAACACCCATTTTAATGTGAGGTCTTTGAATGATATGTGAAAGATAATTCATAACATATTCAAAGGCGTTTTCATCATGATTACACCAAGATTTTCTAATATGTTCAAGAATAGGTTCTGCATCTTCTTCATTAAATTCATCAGCTTCTTCTTTTGAAATATTGAATCCATTCCATAAATTAAATATGTCATCATTAGGTTGTTCTCTTGGGTCAAAACCAATCGCTCGTACTTCACGGCGATTTGACCATTCACACCAATCTTTAAAGGGATTAATTCTTTTCTTTTTCTTTTTTCCATCTTCATCTTCATAACATACTTCAAAAATTTCTTTGAGAAAATGGTCTTTTGTTTTTGATGGTGTTTTCAGAAACCAACATGGTTTTGTTGTTTTGATTCCATTATCTTTCATAATAATTTTTTTATCAAGAATAATATAATCACCAGTTTCTTTCACAAAAATTAATCTTTTGTTCATGTGTTCCAACATGGTTTCAATAGCCTTCTTGATAAACATTCCCTTTCTTGGTTTTGTTTCATCATCTCCATCATTATCTTCCCAAAATTGAAGTCTCTTTGAATAATTGTCATTCCAAGTATTTTTGAAGATTGTTTCAAGATTATCATTTGTTTCTTCAACTGGTTTATATTTTTCATATAATTTTCTCAAATATGTTAAACCTAATTTATTTCCATTATTCTTCTTTCCGAATGATTTCCATTTTTTTCTTAATTCAGCTTGACCATCATAATTTCCATCATCTTCTTTTGACCATTCATCATATAAACCAAAACCAATATTATCACCACCAGTAATATTATGAATAGCCATTCCAACCTTTAACCATTCATTATATTCATAAACATCTTCATTCTGACAAACATCTAAAATCTTTTTGATTTCATCTAAATTATAAATTTTCTTTGGTTCAAATGGAATCATGTCATCATCATCTTCTTGCACAGTTTCTTCTTGTTGTACTTCTTCAACAACTTCTTCACACTCGATAATTTCTTCTTTCTCATCATCAGAAGTAGTTGGTGAAACTGGTGGAGAATAATCAGAGGGAATTTTTAAAACTTCTGGAATATTAGTTAATCCATTTGATTGAATAACATGTTTAGTTAAATCATATTTGAAATTAGTTGGAACAAAAGTTCTTGCATCTTTGGGTTTATTTGAATGAATAGCTCTCATATTCCCACCGTCTCTATAAACACCTTTATCAATATTAGGGTCTTCATAAATTTTAATCTTTTCATTAAATTCTCTTAATTCTGGAATTGAACATTCATAGTTATTAATAACAAAATGAAATGAAATAGAATGTCCATATTTATCAGTCTTAACAATTCTTTTTTTCTTTGGGTCTGATTTATCTCTAACAGTTTTAGAAGTTGTTTTTGATTTGGCTCCATGTGATTCCGCGACAGCTATTTTCCCTTTGGGATAAATCTTGGCGAATAAATCAAAGTACTTATCGTGAAATGGTTGGATATGTTTTTTCCAATCATCATCATGACCTTCAAACCAAATATCAATATCATAATAAGGTTTGACTCTTGATTTGTAATCAGTCCATTCAAAGAAATATTTATAACATTTTCCAATATCATCTTTAATTATTTCATTTAATTCTTCTTCTGTCTTAATAGTTATTGGTTCAACAAAAGCTTGGAAATTTTTTTCACCTTTGAAATTCTTGAATTGCATATTATATTTATTAACACTCATTTTAATATTATTACATAATTCTTTTTTAAATAAGTTTTCTTTATCCATTTATATTTTAACATAGAAAAAAATATTGAAGAATTAACGCAAAAAAAACTTAAATAATTCAATATTTCAGATTATTTAATATATTTAATCTTAAATTATACCTTATAATCAAGGTTTTTACACATAAATGGGTTTAAAGATACATTAATTCGCGAATTAATCCATATTTTAAGTGATTTTTATTCAAAATAACAGTTTATTTCCATATTTAATACTTAAAAGAAGTATAATTTAAGTTTATTATTATTTAAAAAATAAAATATATTAATCTTATATAGAGAAAATGATTTATAATGGCTCGGAAGGTTCTTTGAATTTATATTACAAAGGTTTGTTGATTTCTTCTTATCCATTAACAAAGAAGAAAACATTTGAAAACTATTTTTATCAAGGGGAACACATGATAAGACAATCATCTGGAATCCCAATTAAATTACAAATAAAAACTTATATTCATTTCTTAAATACAATTCATAACAGAAAAATAAATAAACAACCTATAAGAAGAAGCGACCATATATATTTCTTGAATTGTTTATTTGCATTAATGAGATTAAAAATAATAGAAGATGATGAAGCTAATGGTTATTTAATTATGAAGAAGAAGAAATAATTTCTTCTATATCGATTCCAATATAATTTCTTTTTAATAATTCACATCTTTTTCCAACAATTTCATTATGACAAGTCATATCTAATATGAAATCATTTTCATTTGAATATGTCTTAATGAAATAATCTATCATTTCATCGGGTCTTGTTATACCGTTTCCTTTACCTTTTAAGATTGGATATTCAAGAAAGGTTGTGGGATATTTTCCCTTATGACCTTCATCTTTTATATATTCATTATTTTTATCTTTTCCATCTTCACCCCAATAACCATTCTTCCCTCCGTACTTTACATTTCTTTTTGGAACATATTTATCTCCAATCATTTGTGGATTATATGTTCCTCTTTTTTTATAATAAATAAATATTTCTTCCATGATTCTTAAAGGTTGATATTTACTTGTTAAAAATCCAGTTGAATTATTTTTTTTCCAATTATAATTGTATTTGGGCTTTTCATATTTTAATAATTCATAAGTGAAGGGAATTGCAGAATGTAAGGCTATTATTCCATTTGGTTTTAATACTCTCCACATTTCTGGAAATAATTCATCCCATTTTAAAGGTTTATCCCACTTCGCTTTTGTTGTTGAAAATGGTGGGTCTGTATAAATAAAATCAATTGAATCTTTATCCAAAGTTTTTATAACTTCATGAATATCACCTTGAATATATTTTCTCATTATACTTAATATTTTATTTTATTTCGGGAATTTTACTTTATATTTTTCAGTTATACTTTTATCAACTTTTCTTGCATTCCCTCCCAAAATGTAAGAGTACATCCGAGCCCGTCCCCATGATTGAGGTGTTTGATTTGGTCTTGAACCAGAAGATTTATAAGCTCCCTCACCTTTCTTAAATACTTCATCCAAAGCTTTGAATGGAATCCCAGTTATTTTCGCGATGTTTCTTTTACTTCTTCCACCTTTCATTTCATCTAATTGTTTTCCATATTTTTTATTAAATTTTGTTGTCCATGTTGATTCTTTATTTGGAGCGGAAGTTTTTGGTCTTGGTTTCCCTTCAATAATAGATTTAACTTGTTTTTGTTTTTCTTTTCCCTTCAAGTTTCCAACGTAGGTTTTCGGGACATTTCTGGATTTCCCTTTATAAGTTATTTTTGTTTTTTCAACCATTTTATTTTATCATATAATTTATTTATCATCTGATAATAATTTATTTATTGGCTTGATGTATTCTTGCAATATATCAACACAATCATCAATTTCTTCTTTACCTCTATCACATCTCCCTCTTTTTTTTATTTCAAATGGACTTGACCTATGTTCCCAACCAACAACTCCATCTTTACATCTCCACAAATAAAAGATTCTTAAATTGGGATTCTTCTTTAAGATTTCATCACCTTTAATTAATTTATTTTCTCCGAAAAATAATGTTGGATATTGATTCTTAAATATTCTTCTTGTTTTCATTTCAATAAAATATTTTTCATTATATTTATCAAATTCATAATATTCTCCCATTTCTGGATTGAGCTTGGACTTAAATAATGTACCAAATATATTTTCAAGATATTCATGAATTTCTTCTTCCGACTTGAATCCAAATCTTAAATCAATTGACTTTTGATTGTTCATTTTATTATAATATAGAAAAAAAAATCTAAAATTTAACCTTAAAAAGTGTCCGAGATAAAACTTGAATTTTAAACAATATAACAAAGATATGTTTCATTATGTCTAAAAAAAGAATTCTATCCCAGACACTTTTAATCAAATGAAACAATTATGGGATTCTCTTTTGTTGCAATTCTTATTTTAAGATTATAAATATATGATTTCTTCAAGATTTTCTTTTGATTCATTTGTTCTTCAACTTGGTCAGATATTATTGGATTCACATGATTCAAACAATATAATGATTTATTGTACAATTTACAAGCTCTCCGAACAGATGGAATATCTCCCCACTTACAAATTGAAATTAAATCATTATAAACCTCTTCATGTGTTTTATATGTGTAATCACTCAAATTACAACCTTCAACACAATACTTAACTATTTTTTTCGCTTTGAACATTATATTTTGTTTCTCTTGAATTGTTGGTCTTTGTTTAGTTGTTTCATTTTTCAAATAATCTTGAAGTTCTGTTTTATTTTTTATTTTTTCATTATAAATAACTTTATCCATATATTCATCTATATCTGTCATTATTTTTCCCTTTGATAAATCTGGGTCAATCTTAACTTTCATTTTTGAAAATAATTCGATAATATCTTTTTTTGAATGTGATTTATGAATTAACATTTTTTTTATAATATATAAAATAAAATATTTTTCTATTATATACTTAAAATGGTTGAGAAATACAAAATCAAAAGAGTGAAAAGATTAAAGAATGGAGAACTCACAACACCCGAAATCAGAAAACTTATAAGAGCCCATAACATAGCTGAATCTATTAAAATTCCAAAGGGAGCGAAGAGAGATGACATCATGAAATTGATTGAAAAGAACGGTTATATGATTGACCATGAGAAAGCGGTTATGAAACCAGTTTCAAAAGGGAAGGTTAAAAAAATGAAAGTAATAGACCAAAAGAAAGTTGAAACATTACTTCCAAAACCAAAGACAGATGCACAGAAGAAAGAGGCGAAGAAAAAGAGAGAACAGAAAAAACAATCCCAAGAAACCGCCGCCTATGAAAAGAGAAAGAAACAAGTTGAAGCTATTGAAAAGGTGAAAGCCAGAAGAAAGAAGGGAGAAATTAAAAAACCAAAAGAAGCTATACAACCCACTTTTGATTCAATTAAAAAACTTGAAAAATATTTTATTGAACAGATAAATAAATTCATGAAAACGGAGGGAATGAAATTTGTTAATAAAATTAAATCCGATAAAATGACAGAGAAAGATATAAAAGATGGAAGAAGAGATTTAAGAAAATTATATTCAAAGAGAGTTCTTGATATTCTTGAAGCTAATGAAGAATTATTTGAAGAAATGGAAAACGGTGATGAAAAATATGAAGAACTTGAAGAAATATATGAAAAAAGATTTGAACCGATTTCTAATCGCGTCCGAGAGAGACTCAAACAATTAAAAGAAAAATAATTTATTCTTCATCTTTTTGAGGTTCTTTGATATACGTGTCAAATGCAACTTCTTTTGAATGTCCCATCATTTTGTTGTCTTTTTCTAATTCCTTTTTGACTTCTCCATATTTACTTGATAAATATATTTTTCTCAATAATGTGGTTGAAATTGACTTCCCCATGTATTTGTTAGAATATTTTAATAATTGTTTTGATAATTCTGTTCTTGTTAATGGTTTTCCAGTTGAAGATTTAAACAAAATCCCCATTCCATTTATTTTTAAATAATATCTTAATAATTTTTTTACATTCTTATCTTCTATTTCAATTTTTAATTCTTCATATTTTTTTGAGGTTTTGTATTTGTTAAGTACAAAAAACATTCCACCCTTATGAACAACAAGATAATTATTTTCTTCTTTCTCTTTATCCGATAATTTATTATAATCTCTCTTTGATATAGCTTCCATCCCAGCTACATCATTTCTCATCGGATATTTTGAATATATTGTGAATAAAATATATATTTGAAGAAGATTCATTTCTTTCTTTGTTATTTCATCTTTACTTTTCTTTTTGATTGGTTTTAATTCTTCCGCCATTTTATTTATCATTTCATAAATTTCTTCTATGGTTGCAAAATTCTTTGATTGTTTATCTGAAATAATTCCACTCTTATTTTCTTCTTCATATTTAGAATTAAATCCATCTCTTATTTTCCCATATTCTTCAATTAAATCATCATATTTTTTATCATGATTCAAAGCCATTAAAAGAACAATAATCGCGTTCAAAAAATTTCTTTGTGTTGTATAATGTAAGTTTTCAATCTTTTCCATTACTTTGTCGGAATCAGATAAGAAATCAAAATTATCACTATCAAACATTTTTTTCAATTTTTTGAGGTTTGTGTCATATTGTTTTATTGTGGAAGTCTTTAATTGAGGTCTTGATTTTTGAATCTCTTCAACAGAATCTTTTGAATTAATTTTCATTATACTTTATATAATAAAAGATTTTTTATTTAAATAAAAAAACGAAAAAAAACAGATTTTAAAAAAATAATTTATTTCAAAACATCTTTATTATTGTGAATATAATCTAAAATTTCATTTTGAGTTTTAACTAAATCATGAACAAGATTTTGAAGCTCACTTCGCGTTTTTCTTTCTTTTAAATATTTTAATTTCATTTGTTTATATTGTAATTCCCATTCTTTACATTTTGAACATTTTGAACATTTCAAACATTTATTCATTATATAACTTAACATTTATAAAAATAAATATTTTATTTTTTTATGCAAAATAACAATTCATTTTTCCATCTTCAATTGTGGCGACCTTCAAGAGTTCAAGATAAACTCGGAGAGTGTATGTGTGAGCCGCGAGACTTGGATTCTTATAGAATAGTTCAAGACCCTTATTATTTACACGCTCACCCTTGTTAAGACGGAGGGCGACCCAATTCATATTTCCGCGAACACCTTGTTCATGAGAATTCTGTGCATGACCTTCAAGAGTCGCAGTTGTTAGACCATCAACATTTTGATTCTGATATTCATCGCGAGAAACCATGGGAACACGACCTTCACTCTGTTGAGTGGTTGTGAATAACAGAGCCTTGTTTGACCTATCAACATTAAATTCAAAACGGTCATTATATCTTAAATTAACCGATAAATTATCACCAGAAGGCGGAGCTTTACAACAAGCGTCTCCATTTAGTAATGTTTCCGCTTTATAATTATTATTGTTTTGAAGGGCGAAAAAAACCTTGGAAACAAGGCGACCATTTCCACCGATTTGAAATACTAAATCAGAGAAAGCTGATTCATCTCCCGTTCTCTTGGCGAGTCTATAATCAACATACTGGAAAACCAGTTTCTTGTTCTGTTCTCTGTACTTCTGCATCACTTCTCCATCATAACTAATTGAATCATAAATTAATTTACATTCATTTGTGTCAATCTGATAAGACACAGTTTCATCTTCACCAGACGCAACACACATTCTTCGGGATTTTAGACCATCACCAGCGAGGGTTGATGTTTCATCTTGGAAAGTTATATCAATATGAATTTCTTCATCAATCATAAAGGCGGGAAGCTGATTAGTTGAAAGAAATGGGAAAAGATCATCAAGATAAACAGAATAAACTGGGGCTTCCGAAATAGTTTCAGCGGAGGTCGCATCATGTAGCTGGAAAGGTTGTAATTTGAAACTTTGAGCTCCAACACCACCACCAGCGGCGGTCGCATTTAAACCAAGGTCTAAACCGTATTTGGCGGCGGAGAATGGGTCATCAGCAGTTCCCACTTCATAAACGGGAGCATGATTAATAACACGCTGACTTAAATATTGTTCTCTTTCTTTGTTATTTTCATTTGTGATAAACTGGGATTGATAAGCGTGGAAAGTCGCATAATCTTCAACCGAACAAATGGTCTTATTTCCAACTAATAGTTCAGCTGATTTAATTAATTGAGAAACACCAATATTTAATGGATAAAAAGCGGAGGCGTTTGTCTGGGGAACAACAGATAAAGTTATTTTACTTTTTGAATGTAAGAATCCAGCGACTCTTGACAAAGTGAATCTGACGCGACGCTGGTTTATTGTCGCGGCGTCAATTATATCAGTCGTTAAAGATTGTCCAAATTCAGAGGGAATCGCACCAATTTTAACAAGGTCGGGAATTGCATCAGAAGAAATATTACTCATTTTATATTTATAATATATAAAATAAATTTTAAAAATAAAAATATAAAAAATTAAAATTAATAGAAAAAATTATTTACATAATAACTTGAACACCCGAAGTTGATGACCAAGCGACAGCGACCTTTGACTTAATGAAAAGATAAGCGGACACAGCGTTTCCATCATCAAGTTCATTTGTCATTTGAATGGAAAACTGGGCTTGACTGAAATCAACACCTTCCGAGTCCAACATGTCATAAAGAACACCGACACCATAAACAGCACCAGTATCGGGGATAAACCTATAACCATTAGTGGCGTTTGCAGAAACAACGAAATTTCTGTTTGTATTTTCTGGCCCAGCGGAGGTTCTGTGATGGTCTTTTTCTGGAATAATAGATGATAAGAAACCCTTAATAACTTGTGAATCTACAACGGGAGTTTCATTAGTAGATGAGCGAACAGAAGAAACTTCAAAATTTTCTGGGAATCTTTCACCATTACGGAGGAAAGAAATGGTTTGAAGATTGGCGAGAGCTCCACCAGCGGTCG